GGCTGGCGCAAGTGGTACAAGACGGCACGCTGGCAGAAGCTGCGCATGTCGATCCTGCTGCGCGATCTATTCACCTGCCAGTGGCCTGGCTGCGGACGGGTCGAGGCAGACACCTCTCAGCTGGTCGCTGACCATCGCAAACCGCATCGCGGAGATGACGCGCTGTTCTGGGCCGAGGCCAACCTCTGGTGCCTGTGCAAGCCGTGCCACGACAGCCTGAAGCAACGCGAGGAGCGTCGCGGCGACGGGTGACCGGGGGGGGTGAAAAGTCCGGAACGGGCGGTCCGCCTAGACCGCCAGTCCTCTCACGTGGAGATTTTTTTTGGCCGACGGGAATAATCGGGAGGTCGATCTGTTCGGCGACCCGGTCTTGCCGCGCCACGAAGGCCGTGGACGGCCCGAGCACGTCCGGACGCTCGAAAACTCAAACAAGGTTTTGCTAGGCTTCGCGCGCGGTCTGACGGTCAAAGAGGCGGCAACGGCAATAGGGGTCTCGGTCCCTACGCTGCGCAAGCATTATTCTTCCGAGGTCGCGCAACGCGACGCGGCGGCTGTCCGGTTCGAAATGGTCCAGCTCCACCGGCTCAATGAGGGAGCTAAGGGCGGCAGCGTGTCAGCGGAAAAGGAACTCGGTCGTCGGCTTGAGAAGGCACGCATCGATCTGCTGTCTGACCAGGTCTCCCGCAACGCGCGCGCTCCGGCGCGAGTAAAGCAGGGTAAGAAGGAGGCGCTTCAGCAAGCCGCCGACGAGCTGCGCGGCCAGTATGAGGCACCGCCGCCCCCGCCGGGCCTGCTGAACTGACATGCAGCTAGCCGCTTCGAAGCCGACGTGGACGACGGCCTGCCCCGATTGGGAGCAGCGGATCGTCGATCGCCAATCGCTGGTGCCGTTCGCCCCGCTGTTCCCCAGCGAAGCCGCCGCGGCTCTGGACGTGTTCAAGTCGCTTCGGATGGTCGACGTGGCCGGCCAGCCGACCTTTGGCGAGGCGTGCGAGCAATTCGTGTTCGACCTCGTCGAAGCGATCTTCGGGGCATACGACGCCAGCAGCGGCAATCGGTTGATCGAGGAATTTCTGCTCCTCATCTCGAAGAAGAACGGCAAGTCGACGATCGCGGCCGGGATCATGCTGACCGCATTGATCCGAAACTGGCGATACGGCGCGTCGCTGAGCATCTTGGCACCGACGCAGAAGGTCGCCGGAAACAGCTTTGGTCCAGTGGCCGCTATGGTCCGCGCCGATCCAGACCTGAAGAAGATCCTTCACGTCATCGACAACCAGAAGCTGATCAAGCACCGCAAGACCGGTGCGGAGCTGCAGGTGATCGCCGCGGACAGCGGGACCGTGGGCGGCAGCAAGGCGGGTTTCGTCTTGGTGGACGAGCTATGGCTGTTCGGCAAGAAAGCGAACGCCGAGTCGATGTTCGAAGAGGCGACCGGCGGGTTGGCGTCGAGGCCGGAAGGTTTCGTCATCTACCTGACGACGCATAGCGACGAACCGCCGAGGGGCGTCTTCAAGGACAAGCTGGATTATTTCCGCGGCGTCCGCGACGGCACGATCGACGACCAGCGCAGCTTCGGCATGCTCTATGAGTGGCCGGAGCAGATGCGCGAGGACGAGGCGTACCTCGACCCGGCTAACTTCTACGTGACCAACCCCAACATGGGGCGGTCGCAGTCGGTCAGTTTCATCACCCGCAAGCTGCGCCAGGTGAAGGAGGGCCGCGGGGAGGATGGTGACGACTCGATCCAGATCGTGCTGGCCAAGTATCTCAATGTCGAGATCGGTCAGCGCTTGGCGCGGGATCGTTGGTCCGGCGCACCCTTCTGGCCTCAGTGCGCGCTGCCGGCTCTTAGTCTCGATGACCTGCTCGCGCGAAGCGAAGTCGTCGTCGCATCGGTCGACGGCGGTGGTCTCGACGATCTGCTCGGCCTCTGCCTGATCGGCCGCGAGAAAGGCAGCCGGCGCTGGCTGGTCTGGGCACACGCCTGGGCCTGGTCGATCGTCTGGAGGCGCCGACAGGATATCGTCTCCAAGCTCGATGAGCTGGTCGCCGAAGGGTCGCTCACTCGGTGCGAGATGCCTGACGACGACGACCTTGGCAGTGTCGGTGAAGGTGATGCCGGAGATGGCGAGATCACCGACCTGACAGAAGACGTGCAGGGCGTCGTGGATGTGCTGGTGCGGGTCCGTGATGCGGGGTTGTTCCCGCCGCAGGAGGCGGTCGGCCTCGATCCCGCGGGTGTCGCCGCCATCGTCGACGAGCTGGCGCGGCAGGGTTTCGACGACGACATGCTGAAGTCGATCCCGCAAGGGTGGCGGCTCAGCAGCGCGATCAAGGGTCTCGCTCGCAAGTGTGCGGCTCGAACGGTGCGGCATGGCGGCACCGCCATGATGAATTGGTGCGTCGGCAACGTGAAGCAGGAGCCCCGCGGCGCGAGCGGCGTGGCGATCACGAAGCAGTCCGCAAGCGCAAAGATTGATCCGGTCGCGGCCATGTTTTCGGCCGCGATGCTGATGAGCCTCAACCCCGAAGCTGTCCAAGGCAGCGTCTATGCAACCCGCGGCGTGATCCGCATCTAATGGAGGGCGATTAGGACCATGCCGTCGCCCGACGACTACCGACGCGCGTCGGGCTACCGGCGCTCGTCTGCGCACCGCGTGCAGACGAACTCCGGATATCCGGCGCCGCAGGCGTTCAACCCTCTGGCGCTCGACAGTCCGGTGCTTGCAGAGTTTCTGCGCGACGGGCGGACCTCGACGAGCGGAATCGCCGTCAACGAAGTCTCAGCGCTGCGCAACAGCACGTTCTTTCGGGCGCACACGCTGATCTCAGGCTCGATCGGCATGCTGCCGACGCACCTCATGCGTCGGACAGTCGATCGCGACGGCAAGGAGACGATCGGCAAGGCCAAGGATCACCCGCTCTACAAGGTGCTGCTGAAGCGGCCCAACGCCTATCAGACGGCCCTGGAGTTCAAGAGCTATATGCAGGGCCTCGCCCTGCTCGACGGAAATGCCTATGCGCTGATCATCCGCGGTTTCGTCGGCGGCAAAGCGAACCAAATCGTTCAGATCGTGCCGCTGGCGCGCAAGTCCGTCACGCCGAAGCTGTCGAGCGACTGGCAGCTGACCTTTGAATACCGCCGCACCACTGGCGGCACCGTTATCCTCCCAGCGTCCGACGTCTTCCACTTCCGCCATCCGGTGACGCGTGACGGGCTGAGGGGCGTCAGCCTGATCGACATGGCGGTGAACGCAATCGGCATCGCCAGCCAGGCCGAGCGCGCGGCTGGCAAGCTGCTGAACGGTGGCGTGATGGCGGGCGGCGCGCTGGAGACCGACAAGCGCCTCGGCGATGAGGCGATCGGCAACCTGCGGCAGAGCTTGCAGGAGGATCACTCTGGCGCCGATGCTGCAGGCGACTGGCTTATCCTGGAAGAGGGGCTGAAGGCGAAGCCGTTCATCGCCAGCGCCAAGGATGCGCAATACGACGAGATGCGGCGTCGGCAGGCGGAGGAGGTATCGCGCTTCACCGGCGTCCCCCGGCCGCTGTTGATGTTCGACGAGACCAGCTGGGGCTCCGGCATCGAGCAGCTCGGCCTCTACTTCGTCACCTACTGCCTGATGCCGTGGTTCGTCGCTTGGGAGCAGGCGATCGAGCGATCGTGCCTGACAGATGCCGAGCGCAACGCGGACGAACTCTACGTGAAGTTCAACGAGGCGGCGCTGCTGCGCGGTTCGTTGAAGGACCAGGCCGACTTCTTCAGCAAGGCGCTCGGTTCCGGCGGCTCTGGCGCATACCTCACGCCCGACGAGGTGCGTGCCGCTTTCGACCGCAATCCCATTCCGGGCGGCGATGTCCTGCCCCAGCCCGCTGCAAAGCCTGCCCAGACCAAGGAACCTGTCAATGGATGACAAGCGCAAGGCGCCGGGGAAGCCGGCGGCCGTTCAATCGATCAACGGCCGCCCCGCGCCGGGCAAGCCGCCGATCGCAACGCCAGCGCAGCCGATGCCGCGGGCGATCCGAGGCGTGAACGGGCGCGAGCGGCCCTCCGCTCTGCCGCTGCCGCCCGATCGCACCGTGTCGGCGCTCGCTCGGCCCAACATCCTCGAAAAGTGGGCTGCCGACGCGGCTGGCATCCGTGCGGTCGAGATGGGCGACAACGTCATCACGATGTTCGGCGCGATCGGTGAGGATTACTGGTCGGGCGGCGGCATCACGGCAAAGTCGGTGACGGCCCAGCTGCGCGCGATCGGCGATCGTCCGATCGAGGTGCAGATCAACAGCCCAGGCGGCGACATGTTCGAGGGCATCGCGATCTACAACGTTCTGCGCGAGCATGCGCAGACGGTTACGATCAAGATCATGGGCATGGCAGCGTCGGCGGCTTCGGTCATCGCCATGGCCGGCGACACGGTCGAGATCGGCGCCGCATCCTTCCTGATGATCCACAATTGCTGGGTCGTGGCAGTCGGCAACCGTCACGACATGGCCGAGACGTCCACCTATCTGGAGCCGTTCGATCAGGCGATGGCAGCGGTTTACGCTCAGCGCAGCGGTAAGACTGCGGCCGAATGCGCGAAGTGGATGGACGGCGAGGCGTACATGTCGGGGTCGGTCGCGATCGAGCGGGGCTTCGCCGACAGCTTGCTCGCGTCCGATCAGACGAAGCGGGACGAGAAGGCCAAGGCCTCGGATCGTGAGCGCACCGCCATCACCGCGCTCGAATTGAAGCTGGTGGCGGGCGGCGACACCCGCGCGCAGGCACGCGAGCACATCACCAAGATCAAGGGCACGCCAGGCGCTGCCCAAGATGACGGCACGCCGGGCGCTGCCACCACCGACCTGGGCTTGCCGCTGGCAAGCCTCCTCGAAGCGTTCCGATAACCGGAGAACATCATGACCAAGATGCTGACCAAGACCGCCCTGCTGGCGGCCGGCGCGACGATTGCGCCGATGCCCCGAGCTATCGCTGGCGCCCGCGTCCGTATGGATGGCAACGACCCGAAGGCCCTGATCGAGCAGATCCAAGCGGCCGTGAAGGAGATGCGCGACACGAATGACCAGCGGCTGCAGAAGATCGAGTCGAAGGTCGATCCGCTCGACGTCGAGAAGTTCGACAAGATCAGTGCGACCGTGACCGAGCTGGAAGGCGCGCTGAACGGGATCAACGCCAAGATCGCCGCGGCCGCGCTCAACGGCGCGCAGACGGCGCAGCCCGCCGATCCGGAATATACGAAGCAATTCGCGTCGTTCGTGCGAGAGGGAGCGCACGAAGCTGAGCTGAAGGCAGCGCACCGCCCTGGCCAGCCTCGAGCGGCAATGACCGAGGGCTCGAACGCCGACGGGGGCTATACGACGCCCGTCGAGTGGGACCGCACCATCACTGGTCGCCTGAAGCTCATCTCGCCGATGCGCCAGAATGCCCAGGTGCAGCCGATCTCGACCGCCGGCTTCACCCGTCTGTTTACCGATCGCGCGGTCGGTAGCGGCTGGGTCGGCGAAACGGCATCGCGGCCGGCGACCAGCACGCCGCAGTTCACCGCACTGACGTTCGGCGTCGGCGAGATCTATGCCAACCCGGCCGCGTCCCAGACGCTGCTCGACGATAGCGAGATCGACATCGAGGCTTGGCTTGCCGGCGAGGTCGAAACCGAATTCGAGCGGCAGGAGAGCATTGCCTTCCTGTCCGGCGATGGGACCAACAAGCCTTACGGCCTGCTGACCTACGTGACCGGCGCCGCGAACGCCGCCCGCCACCCCTGGGGCGACATCAAGACGACCAACTCGGGTGCCGCAGCGGCATTCACGACCGACCCGATCGTCGACCTGATCTATTCGCTGCCAGCGGCGTACGCGCCCAACGCGAAGTTCTACAGCAACCGCAGCTCGCTCGGCGCCCTGCGCAAGCTGAAGGACGGTCAGGGCAACTACATCTGGCAGCCGACCTTCGTCGCTGGCCAGCCCTCGACGCTCGCAGGCTATGCGCTGGTAGACATGCCGGACATGCCGGCGGTCGGAGCGGGCAACATCGCCCTGCTGTTCGGCGATATGGCGCGCACCTACCTGATCATCGATCGAATGGGTGTCCGTGTCCTGCGCGATCCGTACACCAACAAGCCCTACGTCAGCTTCTACACCACCAAGCGTGTCGGTGGCGGTGTCCAGAACCCGGACGCCATGAAGGCGATGAAGATCTCGGCGTAACGAGATCGACTGGCGGGGGCGGGCCTCCTGCCCGTCCCGTGACAGGCCGCGCTGAGCGCTGGCCCAACTTCAGAGGTAGCTATGACCGACAAGACCACTGCCGCGCCCAAGGCGCGCACCGCATCGGTGCAAAACGAGGGCGCCGCGCCCGTCGTGCTGGGGACCGCTTCCGTCCTCGACACGTCTGGCGCTGCCAACATCGCACCGGCGACCGACTTCTCGCCATCTGGCGCACCCCACCAGGTCACCGATATCGACGTCGATCATCCGGCCGTCGACAATGACCCGCGTGCCGGCACGACCGTCGACCAGAACCGGATCGACTTCAACGATCCGATCCGCACCGGCAGCGAGACCGTTGCCGACCAGGCCGCCAGCAAGGCCTGATCGAGATGGCCGCGATGAGCTTGGCGGAGGTGAAGCAGCACCTTCGCGTCGACGATGACGCCGAGGACGCGTTCATCACCGGCCTCATCGCGGCTGCCATCGATCACGTCGAGCGGTCCACCGGACTGGTTCTGGAGCGCCGTACGGTGGTGGAAACCATCACCGGCTTCGGTGCGCGCATCCGGACATGGCCGATCACAACCGTCGACAGCGTTGAATATGTCGATGGCTCCGGTGTCGACCAAGCCATTCTGGCCACGGACTACCGGCTGCGTAACGCCGTTCGTCCTGCCCGGCTCGCCAACATTGCGAAGCCTTGGCCTCCCCTCGGAAGGCTCAACGGAGCCGTGACGTTGACGATGACGGCCGGTTATGACGACCAGACCGAAGTTCCGGCAGGTGTCTGGCAAGCGATCAAAATGATTGTCGGCCACTTCTACGACAATCGGGCAGCGGTGGTGATCGCCAATGCGGTTCCCGTGGAAGTGCCGATGGCCGTCGAGATGTTGCTCGCTCCCCACCGCCTGAAGAGCGTTTGACCGTGGCGATACAGGCCGGGTCGCTCAATCGCCGCATCGCATTCGAGCGGAAACTGCGTCCGACCGGACGGGGCAACGCGGGCAAGGAAACGTGGGAGCCCGTTGCGACCGTTTGGGCGGAGGTCATGGACATGCTGCCCAGTCGCGGTGAAAGGCTCTCAGATGGCATGACGATGACAAATCGGCCAGCCCGCGTCAGGCTTCGATACCGGGGCGACATCACGTCCGACATGCGGATCATCTATGGAACGCGCACGATGCAGATCATCGCGGGTCCGGCCGAGCTTGGCCGTCGCGAGGGGCTGGAGCTGATTGCCGAGGGTTACTCCACGGCTGGAGGTGGCGCATGACGACCACGATCAAGGGCGGTGCGGATCTGACCGTCTTTCTTGCCTCTCTTCCTGACAATCTGGAGCGGAAGATCCTTCGTGGAGCGCTTCGAGCCGGTGCCGAGGTGATCGCCGATGACGCGCGGGAGCGCTGCAGGTCTGCCGAGGTTCGTGAGACAATCGTGACAAGTGCGCGTGTTGAGCCCGGTGTCGTCAGCGCCAAGGTCCAGACAAAGGGCAAAGGGGCATACAAGGCGCCTTGGCTCGAAAACGGCACCGAGCCCCACTTCATCAGCATCGACACAGAGCAGAGCGGCGGGCGGACCGTGCGGCGTGTGAATTGGTTGGTGAAGAAGAAGACCCTCGTCATCAACGGCAAGCCTGTCGGCGACACGGTACATCATCCGGGTGCCAAGCCTTACCCGTTCATGCGCCCCGCGCTGGATGCCAAGGAGCAGGACGCAGTTGCAGCGATCGGCAGTTACATCGCCGGGCGACTGACG